GTAATGGAAATATTTGGGTACAGACAATCGACGAAGTTGGACAGGTACAAAAAACATGGACCAGAGTTGATAGACTGTTTGGTCTAAACAGTATTTTCAATTCAACTGAAAACAGCGTCAGAGACATTTACACAGTAGCCAGCAGAGAAGATGATCAGATCAGTGTTGTTTTTGCTGACGGAGATTTTGGTAATATACCACGTGGTATTATTCGTGTGTGGTATCGCACAGGACTTAACTTGACCTATGGTTTAAATCCTGACAGCTTTGGTAACAAAAGATTCTTGTTTGATTACATTGGTAGCGACGGCAACAAATACAGCGCCAAGTTGGGATTGAGTTTAAAAAGCAATATCACAAATGCAAGTGCTAGAGAGAGTATTGCAAGTATCAAAGCAAATGCAGGACGCTTCTTTGCTACACAGGACCGTATGGTCACAGCAGATGACTACAGTATTTTTCCTGTAACAGTTAGTGAAAACATCCGCAAAATCAAAAGTATTAACAGAGTACACAGTGGTCACAGCAGATTCCGTGACATATATGATCCTACAGCAACATACAGTGATGCAATAAACTTTTTAAATGATGGTTACTTGTATGAAGAAAATGTTACTACTCGCAGTTTAATCAGTGGCAGTGTAGGATTAAACAGTGAACAGATTTACAGTAGATACATTAAACCTCAGTTGAGCAATCCTGAAGTTAAAAACTTTTACTACAATCATCATTCTTACAATGGTACATTTACACCTAGTGTACAATACACAGATGCAGACGCTGGTTTAACAGTAATCAGCAGCGACGGCACTAATGTATATCGTTGGAACCAAGTAACAAAAGGTGCAAATACTTGCACAGGTTATATCACATACAATGGTATTGTACAGAGATTAGGCAGAACTGCAACCAGTAGTTTACACAAAGCAGATGTTGATGGATTAGTTGAATTTATCACAGCACCTTACAAACTGGGTTATGTAAAAACTATCGAAGTTATAGCAAAAGGCAACGGCTATACCAGTACACCTACTGTTACTATTGCAGGAACAGGCAGTGGCGCAACTGCAATTGCCAATGTAATATCAGGCGAAGTTCAAAGTATTACAATCACAGATGAAGGCAGTGGCTACAACGATGCTATCAGTATTACAATAAGCGGCGGGGGCGGCGCAGGAGCAACTGCAAAAGCAGTTGTAGCAAGTGCAGACACACAGTGGACTAGAGTTAGCAGCTTGTACAAAGATGGACTGGGCAGAGATGACAGTTCTGGTGTACCACAAGGTGTTGATCAAAGTGGCAAAGGTGCAGTGGTACTGAGTCAGATTATTCCAAGTGGAGCTAGGATAAACAGAATTATACCTAGCTTTGCTCCTGAGTTAACAGCAACAGTTAAATCTTCTATCTTAACAAAAATTACAAATAGAAACAGCTTTGGTTTGAGATACAATCCTATCAGTCAAGAATGGATGATAATTCAAACAGCTGACTTGCCCAGCAACAGTGTTACCAGTAATAGTGTTGCACTGTGGAGTAGACAGTATGAAGGTGACGCCAGCAGCACAGGCAGAGATCAAAGTTGGATTGTAAGATTCAATTACGATGGTAGTGATTGGGAAATGCTCACTCGCAAAAGTCGTTTTGTATTTGGCAGCGAAAATACTGTGAGATTCAACAACTTGAATTTTGAAGAAACATTCAGCAGTGAAACAAATAAACCACTGAGAGACAGTGTCACAGTGCTGGACATCAACACTGAAAGCAGCATCAGCAACAGCCCACTGGGTAAAAATTACAAGTTTAATGCATTTGGCTATTACACTTACACAGACGGATACACTGATCCGCACAAAATTCGTGTAACATTAGCTGATCCAGACAACGACGGTTATCCAAACGATCCAGAAGCATTTTTAAAAGTTGTTGCAAATGGACAAATAAAGTTAGGCACAGTTAAAGAATACAATCACGATTATGTGGTGTATGATCCTAACGGAACTGTCAGCGCAGTAGGCAGAGCTGATATCAGAACTGAATATCGCAGAATAGCAGATATTAATCAAGTGATTGATCCAAGCACTACCAACATCATCGACACATATGTACTGCTTCGCAGTTACGATACTAACTATAGAGTTTGGGCATTGTATGATGGAAGAGCTCAATCTAAACCAGTACCGCCAACTGTAAATGAATTAAACACACTGTTCCAAAGTTTAGACACAAAGAAAAGCATCAGTGATCAGGTAATTTATAGACCTGTAAAATATAAGATACTGTTTGGAGATTTAGCCAGCAGCGAGTTACAAGCTAGGTTCAATGTAACTAAAACTACTAACAGCACAATGAGCGACACTGAAATTAAAAGTCAGGTTATTAAATTAATCAATCAATACTTCAGTATCGATAACTGGGATTTTGGTGAAGACTTTTACTTTACTGAACTAGCAGCATATATTCATAATAACATGATTGGACAAATAAGTCAAGTAACAATACAGCCAGTCGGTAATGACTTGCCAAATTCAGATCTGTTTGAAATTACAGCAGACAGTGACGAGTTGTTCTTGCCTGTATTAAATTCAAGTAACATTGTTGTAACAAATACTACATTTGCTAATCCAACAAGTATAGCAGCCAATAGCGGAGTAAGCATCACATGAACGAGCGTACTACAAATCCTGTAAACGCACCTTTAATCACCAGACCTGGGGAAAGTGCAGAACATGTGGGAACAAGAAACATTGTAAATTTCTTACCCAACATTTTTCAAACTACAGTCAATAAACAATTTTTAGACGCTACACTTGAACAACTGATGACCAGCGGTAGTCTTATGGCTATTAACAATTATATTGGTCAACGTTATAAAAAATATAAAAGCAGTGACAATTACATTGTTGACAACAGAGATGATAACAGTCAGTTTATCCCTGGTATCACAAACAGAGACGAACAAGGAAACATTACTCAAGCACTGTCATACGATGACTTGATTAACAGTTTACAGTTTAACGAAGTTGACATAAATCAACACAACAAATTGCTTAACGAAATTGGTTATACACTGGACATGCCAATTAACTATGACATGTTTATTAACTATCACAAATACTTTTGGTTAGTAGATGTACTGCCTCCTTGCAGCATTAAACCTGCAATGGGCAACGAAATTGACATCGACGATATTGTTAGAGTCCCTTACTACACTACACCAACACTGGATACAAACAATACACTAGAATTAATGAATGGCATGCGTATACGTTTTATGCCTTCTGCAATAGACAGACTGATTCAAGACACTGTTGGTTTAACAGTGTTTACATTTGATCCTGCGTACACTAACTGTTCCACTTGTAAAGTTTACCTCAACAATTTTTTACAAACACAAGGCGTCGATTATACCAGAGTAGGAAACACAGTTACATTTACCACAGCTCCGGCTGTTGGAGATGAAGTTGAACTGCACATGTTCTGTGCATACAGTAGCAGTGGAAACTATGCAGTAGGTGACATTTATGTTGTGGATGGAGTAGGCGACGAAGGCAGAATAAGACTTACAAAACAGTTTACAACCGGAATGGTAGAAGGAACTTACAGTACCAGAAATTGGCTAAATCATACAATTTATAGCAGCCAAGAACCCAAGGGTTTTGACGAAGACGGCACAAGTTTTGATTTTGATCCGTATGATATCAGAGAATGGCGCATGACCACTAGAGATTATTATGTGGAAAAACGTTACAGTGCAGATCAAAGTGCCTGGGCTCGCAGCAACCTGTGGATACATCAAACAGCCGCAGAAGCAGTTGTTGCTTTTGAAAATTTAGATTATAACACTTATCTAGCAGACAACTTCAGAGCTGTTCGTCCTATCATTGAATTAAAAGATGCTATTGAAAAATATGACTACGGTAGAAATCATATTGCATATGTTAATCAGTTAATTGAGGATACAATTGATCCTGCAACCCAAATTGTAGGACAAGTTAGTTACAGTCACGACACATACAATATTAATAATCCTTGGCAAAGCAAAGGATATAATGATGGTGAAAAAGTTTATGTTTCTATGGGTGCAAGTACAACCTATTGGGAATGTATCAAAACACACGGTGATCCTTTAAATCCCACACACTATGAAAATCATGTGTATTGGAAGCGTATCAGTGTTCAAAATTTAGAAGATGGTGAATTGGTATTGTTTTTACGCACAACCAATAGTGTTTACACAAATAATATTTTCCGTGTAGGAGGTGTTACAGCAGGCACTGGTATTACACTGACTGAAGTGTTTGGTCCAAATACTACTGCGTTGAATGATTTAGACAAAGTCGCTGTACTCAAAGGATACAATACACTGCGTTGGGATGATGGAGAAGTAAACAATCCTTACAGCGGCAGTGAATGGTACTGGGATGGTAGTGCTTGGATTTACGGACAGCAAAAAAGACACCGCAGTGAAGGCATCAAAGTTAAACTGTATGACGCACAACTTACTCTGTTAAATGATACACAAAAATATCCAGACAGTAATTTTGCTGGAGATTACATTTTTAATTATGGATACGACAGCTCTACTAAATTTGACGATGCACTTGGATTTAGTCCACGTTATGTAGACTATGGAAATACACCTGGTTTGAGTTTTGATTTTGGTGCTGGCGGAAAACGTTACAATTATACACTGTTTAATGCTGATACTGAAAACAGTCAAACACTTGAAATATCAGGTTACTACTATTATAAAAATGTTAACACTGAAAGATTTTTCAATAATTGGAGCGCAGTGCGTGGTGGACAAAATGTAAAAAGACATGTTCAACGTGTTGTTAAAGATGCTAGTCAAAACATTGTGGTTGATCTTGGAACAACAGATTACAACAAAGATAACAAGTTTGCATTTGTATTACGTAACAATCTACTCACAGTAGACAGCGAAAACACACGCAGAATCAATCAAATTGCAGGAACACTACCTACACTGTTTATGAGTAGAAATACTACATATCAAATTGAAACTTATTTTGACGAATCTAAATTGAGATTCTTCAGCTTTGACGGTTCTAGTATTACAGCAGATGTTGTGAGAGTAGGGACAGGAATCAACCATTTTGATTTACAGATCAATGCTCCAACATACAATGCAATCAAGTATTATCACACAGACTTTCCTGACAGAGAAGGTGTAATTTATTTTGATGACGACACTGTTACTACCAATATAAAAGTCACAAAAAACAATGAAGAATTCACAGCTTATACACTGAACAATAATTTACTAAGCATCACTAGTGGATTAACAGAAGGCGATGTATACGACATTACCTATTACAGTGACAGTAAACTAGAAGGTCCTGCTAAAGATGGACATTTTTTACATGCGGATACTCATGTTTACAATCCACAAAATAAAATTCTAAGTGAAGGTAGTTTTGGCGATTTGGTTGCTCACATGAAAGATCAAATGCAAAACATTCCAGGATTTGAAGGTGAATATTTTGGTGACAACAATTATGACATGCTTCCTCATGTACACCAATTTGGTGGTACTATTAGACAGCAAGCATTTAGTACTGAATTACTAGGTCAAACAAGTTTAGATATTGATACAGATGTATTCAGTGCTTTAAAATTTAGTGCGCAACAGTACAGAGCATTTAAAAGTCAGTTTGCACTCAAAGCACAGCAACTAAACAATAGCTTGGATATCAGTATTCCGGTACATGAACTTGTAGATCGTGTACTAAAAGATATCAATGTTGGTAAAAATGCAGACAGTAGCTTTGCTAATAGTAACATGGCAATGTACAGAGATTATGAAAGTGAAGACTTTTATTGGACCAATAGCACTACGCCAGTGTTTACACTGCCAGAAACTATCAACACATATGACGATGCAAAAAATCATTTACAAGTTTGGTTACTAGAAGACAATGGTTCTGGAACAGACGTTTGGAAATCAATGATCAATGATGTTGATTATACATTAACTGAAACACAGATTACTGTTAACAAAACAGTTGTATTCCCGAGTAGTGGGCAGGCACGTATTCATGTTCGTTGGTATCCGCAAAATGCTGTAAGTTTTATACCTAGCAGTGCAGTTAAGTTGGGCTTGGTTCGTCCTTACACACCTGAAATAAGATCAGATTACAGTCTTGATAGTACAAGCACTGCTACTGACAATGTTATTATTGGACACGACGGTAGTGTACACAAACGCAGAGGTACAGAGCTATACAATAGAGCCGCAGCAGGTTTTGATGCTGTGGATGCTGCCCTGTGGGATTTAGAACTTAGAATTTACAACAACTTATTAAGCGAGTTTAACAACATCTGGACATATCAAAGTGCTATGCCAAATGCAAGTAGAAAGTCGCCTAACAGTTGGGATGACATGACACAAGCTCTGTTACCAGAATATAATAAATGGAAAGTTCGCAACAACAAATTAGATTTCCAAAGTTCAACATACTTTGATGTTGCTGACTATTTCACTTACAATTATAAAACTGTAGGCCCGCAAATTGGAGGCTGGAGAGGTCTTTACACTTATTATTTTAACACAGACAGGCCTCACACACATCCTTGGGAGATGCTAGGACACAACACTAAGCCAGGTTGGTGGGATGCAAACTACAGCTGGACAGTGCCTGCTGAACGTACAGCACTTATTCAAGCACTCAGAGAAGGTCACTACAACGATCCAGCAGATGCTGTTCCCAAGTACAGTAGAGACTTGGCAATTACTAGACTGATTTACGATTTTGATGACGGCGGCAACAACATATTGGTAACAACTACTGGTGTACTAAATGATCCAGTTACAGCGGATCTAGTGCCTGCACCAAATGTTACTTTTGCTGCAAAAGATTTTGAATTTGGAGATTGGGGTCCTGTAGAAGCAGAATGGCGTAGAAGCAGTGAATATAAAATTACACAGTTTGTTGCATTGATGAGAACCAGACCATTATGGACTATAAACACTTTCTTCACAAGCAATAAACGTGCTTTGCTGAGCGAAGTAGGATACGATGACACACAGTGGATTTATACAAATACACAGTTCTTAGGAGATCACACACAGCCAAGACTAAGTTCTACAAAATATGAAGACAGTATTTTAGAAAGTGTCAGAGTAGTAGATGGCGGCAGCGGATACACCAGTGCTCCTAATATTACTGTGTATGATAACTTTGGCTCAGGAGCTGAAGTAACTGCTTTTATTAATAACGGAACAATTACAGGTGTAAGTGTTAATAATCCGGGTAAAGAATACTATAATAAACCTAGCTTAATAGCTAATACTGGAACTCCTGTTCTTGAAGCAATATTAGGCAATGATGCTAAAAAGTATTTTATTGGTTTGAGTAACGCTATAGTAGAGTTTGCTCAGTACAATAATACTACCATTGATCAACTGAAAGAAAGATTTGAAAATTTAGATTACAATCCGATGATTAAAGCTGGCGGCTTTATCAATATTAATAATCAAAAATTTGTACTAGAGAGCAGTCAAGACAAAGGCTCCACTGTTATACCAGAAGAAAACTATAGCAGTATTCTTTACACAAGTAAACCTAATTTAGAAGTGTTCTTTGGTGGGGTAAAAATTACCAAAGATAGCGGACGCTTTGTTGTTGAAGGCTTTGACAACAGCAATCAGTATTTCAAGTACAACAAGCCAATTAAGAGCGGTCCAAGTGTAACTGTTAGTGAAGAAATTCCTATGATCAGATATAAAACTTTTGAAACAACAGAAACAGTTTTAAGTTATAGAAGTACACTAAACACCGAACAAGATGTTTATGATTTCATTCATGGTTACAGTAACTATCTTCAAACTCAAGGATGGCAGACTGATTGGAGAAGCGTAGCTAGCCAATTTGTTTACTGGGCTGCTGTCGACGGCACTGGTACAGAAATTACACTGATGCCAGATACACAAAAAATTGAAATTGCAGACGGTGACAGAGGTTATTACGATACACTGAACAATCGTTATGATGGAGTTTATAACATTGTCGGAGCCAACGGAAAACAAATACTTCCTAATCGTGTTCTTATCAACAGAGAATTAATGAACACAGATAATCCTAAAACCAGTGTACAAATCACTGACAGTGAAGACAGCTTGTACGGACTAAGATTGTACAAAGTTGAAATCGAGCATGCTGTTGTTTTTGATAACAGCACAAACTTTGACGATGTAATTTACAAACCAGAGTTGGGACAACTACACACAAGAATCAAGTGGAAAGGTAGTAGAACAAAAGATTGGAATGGTAAATTATATTCTCCAGGATACTTGATTACAGACAATACAATTGTACAAAACTTTGACACTACAGCTAGAGAACTGGATCAATATTACGGATCTGCAAATGCATTGGGCAATCAAAGCATTGTAAATGTTGCAAGATTTAACAGCGGGTACAATAAACCAGACTGGGCAACTGATCTTAAACTAGACGACGATACTGCTTTTGAATTTGTTAAAGGCACTAAAAAATACAGAGGCACACGTTTTGCACTAGAAGCCTTTATGAGAAATAACCAACTGTTTGGTGCTTCTAGTACAGCGGAACTTTACGAACAATGGGCTGTTAGAACAGCAGACTACGGTGATATTCGCAGTAGAGACACAGTTGAATTTGAGTTGACTAAAGATTTGTTAATTACAAGTCCACAACTTGTTAGATTCCACGAAGAAGAAGTAAACGATGTTTTAACTGATATCACTGTAGACATTGACAGCAACAGTAATTTACTAGTAACGGGCAGCACAGTAGATGTGTTTGATACTAGAAATCCTAAAACATATTCTAGTACACTGCTCAATATTGACGAAGAAAAAGAGTTTGCAGATGACTTTATTACAGCAGGACTACCGCTAACTAGCGAAACTGATTATAGAGTTATCAACAGACAGGATCTGTTTGTTTTCCCAGAGCCAGCTAAAGAAGATTATAACTTTGCTGGAGAATGGCAAAACATCACTAATTGGGACAATAGAACAGCCTACAAGTACAATGATAAAGTTCTACACAAAGGTCGTGCATGGGCTATGTTAGATCCTGATGGAACAACAGGACTTACTAGACCTAATGATCCTATTGTTGTAACAGGAACAGTTACACTACCGACAGTGCCAAGTTCAGGTGAAACAATTATTATTGACGGTACTACAGTTAATTTAACCAAAACATCAACATCAACAAACTTGAATGTGATCAATTTGGTTGCTACAAACGATATCGCTAGTACAAATGTAGTGGCACACGGAACAACACTGATACTAGGCGAAAGTCAAAGTTCAGCTCAAACCGTTACATTTGATAATGTTGTCACAACTATTACATATCCTGACATTGATAAAATTGGTACTGTGGTTAATCCAACCATACAAGGTAGTAACAGTGCTGAACTCACAATTGATGGCACTACAGTGGTATTCAATGATACTGTGGGAACTACTCAAAATATCACAGCCCAAGCAGCATTTGAAAATGCGTTTAATGCTAGTTGGATACAAAACACTGCTAACATAAGTGCAGAAGCAGTTAATAGAATTGCTGCCTGGGAAAGTTTGAGACTTGGATTCTTAGGTGTACAAACAAGCGCACAATGGGTATCTTTCTTAAACAACTACTTTAGCAACAGTGACAGTGGATTAGAAATAAGTGTACTGCTAACTGAATACAATACAAGTCCAAGTTATGCTGCACAGTTAGAAGGTGTCATCACAAATGATGTTACTATTATCAATAACATATTGGGAACTAATTTTGATGCTGCACAAGTTATTGCTGGAACACAAACAATTACACCTGCACAAATTTCAAGTGCGCAAAGCAGCTTGGCTAACGGAACGTTTATAACAGATATTAAAAATTGGCTTGTTAACAATCCTGGTATTCCGTTTACTATCAACACTATTGTTGCAACACAAAGCGGCACTACATTCCAACAGTATACCCTTACTGATATCGTTAACAAAATTACAAGTGCTGGTATACCAAACATCACAGCTAGTGCAGATGCTAATAGACTAAAGATTACTAAAACAACTACAACGCCTAGCAATCCGTTTAGTTTAACAATCAGTGCTGCGGTAAACAACAGTGATGTTGGCTTTGGAGCAACAACTGAAACTATCAACAGTAATCCACAAAGCACAATTACTACACCAAACTTGACTATTGTTGAAGTTGTTAATCAAATCAACGCTGCTGGTATTACTGGTATTACTGCGCAAGTCAATGCTTTAAACACAACACTATTACAAATTAACTGTAATTTAGATCAATTGTATGTAGGAACAGGTACTGCAAACAGTACAATAGGTTTAACAACAGGTATCACACTTGCTGGTACAACAACCAGTCAAGTAGCTGTGGTACTAACTATTACAGATATTATTACACAAATCAACGCTGCTGGTATTACTGGTGTAACAGCCAACAACAGTAATAACAAATTGCAGTTGACCAGCACACAGCCAACAATGGTAATTGGTGCAGGAACAGCTAATAGTACTGTTGGTTTAACTGCTCAAACATACAGTGCTACACAAACAACTATTAGAAACGTGTTTGATGCACTGGTAGATGCACAAGGCAATCCTAGCTTTATCAAAATGGATAATGATCCTAACATCTTTAGTATTTGGGTAGCAGACAACAGTGAACAAAATAATTTTAACCAAGGGTATGCTGTTTTCCAAACCATGGACTTTGGCATGCACATTACCAATGCATGTGCAGGTATTACATCAACTGACAATGCGCAGATTACTATTGCAAGACAAGACGGTGATATACAAGCACACAATCTTCAAGTTGGAGATTATGTGTTTATCAGAGGAAGTACCACTGTTCCTAATATAGACGGTATTCACAAAGTTGTAGACACAGACTCATCTCACATTTATATTGATGAATTTATTGAGCAAGAAGGCGGTACAGGAAACATTTATCCTATGAGAAATGTTAGATTCCCAAGTTACAGTGCATTGCTCAACGCAGCAACTCTTCAAGATTCTGATACTGGCATGTACTATTACAACTTTTCAGGAATTAGGCAAAACCAGACACACTCACCAATATACGCATTTGTTGATAATGACGGTACTGGAGTTCCTGGAGTTTACTATTGGTCAGGTACTTGGAATGATGCAACAGGACACACCGGAGGACAATGGGTTCTGAAACGCAATGGCATTAGACAAGCTAAAACTAGATTGATAGAAAATATTAAAGTTTATGATGCAAAACGCAAAAGCACTATTGCTCAATTGGAAACATGGGATCCTGCTAAAGGTGTTGTACTAGGAATTATCAAAGATGAAATAGATTTCATTGTTACTGCTGACGTTGCAACTTACAATTACAACACCATAGACGGAGAATCAACTACTACTCATGCCTGGGGTGCTGCACAAGTTGGCAAGCGTTGGTGGAATCTCAACACCAGTATTTGGCTAGACTACGAACAAGGCAGTGATGACTATCAGCAAAACAACTGGGGAAGATTGTTTGATGGTAGTAGTATTGATGTTTATGAATGGACTCGCAGTCCAGTACTGCCTGAACAATGGCAAGAAGCAATCAACAGTAAAACAATAGTTGACGGTGTAGCTGCTTCTGGCGAAGTGTATTACGAATTGATCGATGGAGAAGCATTCTACAGCTGGTGCGAAGAAACTTATTACAACAACAGTACTAAACGCACAGAAACATACTACTACTTCTGGGTTAAGAACAAAGAATCTTTTGCTGGGCAACGTGTTTACAACACCAAACAACTGGCTGTGTTAATTGAAGATCCAACTGCGTTTGATGTAAGTTGGGCAGCTGCCAGTGGTAAGGATTTGTTGTTGTTAGGTAACGTAAACAAATACATTACTACAGACAGTGTGGTTCAAATAAATCGTATATACGAAAGCAACAGTAATCCTCTTAACGAATGGACATTGATTTCTGAAAACGATCCGGATGATGTTATTCCAGAATACATGCACATTAAGATGCGTGATAGTCTAGCTGGATTTGACAACTATAGACAAAGATATAGTTACACTACTTGGGCAACCGTTACTGCTTACAGTAAAGATGCAGTTGTACAAGAAGGCGCAGATTATTACATTAGTTTGACAAGTAACAATCAAGGCAATCAACCAAGCCTTGACACTGCACAAAGCTATTGGAGTAAAATTTACAACTACACATTGCCTCCCGAAACACAACAAGATGACATTGATGTGTGGAGAGGACAAATGGTTCCGGATTTAGATTTACATCCATACAACAGATACGGTCATTTAGTAAGACCAAGACAGAGTTTGTATAGAGATCTAGAACAAGCAAGACAAAACTGGGTTGACACAGTGAACAGACTGCTAGCAGATATTGCTGTAGTCAATGAAGTTATCAATTGGGATAGTGTGTTTAACTATACTTTCGTAGAAGGCACAGTAACTTATAGTATGAAGCCATATTGGAGTTGGGTAGACTGGAGTGTTCCAACTTATCAAAAAGGAACTGTAGCTGATAAAACACTGAACGACATGACAGAATTGCTAGAGATACAAAGCGAACCTGACGGAACTTATGTGTATGTAAGAAACATAGTACACAGCGACGGTATCAACAGACCAGAAATGTACTACTACGAAAATGGAACGCCAACATTGGTTTGGAAAGCCAAAGCAACTGTAAAACTAAGTGAAGAAATGTGGAATCAAAGCAAGTTTGGACACGGCTTTGATGCAACAGGCTTTGATATTATGCCTTGGGACACAGGAAGCAGCAATATTATCAGTAAACTGTTTGACTTGTTGAGAACAAAAGTATTTGTAGGAGATCTACTGTACAAATACAATAAACTTTGGTTCAGTTGTTTACATCAAGCAGTGGTACAAAATACAACAGATGACTTTGCATTCAAAACTACTTACGTTAAATTAAAAGTAAGTCATCCTATGCTATTGAACAGAGATACGTATGAAAGTTATGACATTACGCCTGTAGAAGATTTCTTCAGCGATATTAAACCTTTCCATACAAAATTACACACCAGTGTTAGAAGTGTAGATCATACTGAAGCTAATTTAATAGAAGTAGAAGAAACAGAACGCAATACATATATCGAAATGCGATACAATGATCATAGCTTTAGAGAATGGGAAGGTGATATAGTATTGCTAGGTGGAGACTTCAGTTCGATAAGCCTAGGCGTTGGCAATACTGATAGTATGGAATTCACAACTATTGACAATGATATAGAATACATATATAATGGTAATAATTTTGATCAACCCCATGAAGAAGGCTGGGGTGACGAGCTTTATCCAGTTGACTATACAGAAAATATTAGTATTCTTGTACAGACTAACAACGTTAGCTTAATCGAAAATCCAAACACGAGATCATTTAGAATTAATATGTATATGCCACAGAATATTCAAAGAAGCACAGTAATTGAAGACAATAAGAAAACTACCACTACTGCGAATATTCTAGCAACAGATACAACTGTTCCAGTTGATGCAGTTAACTTAGCAAACTTTGCTGATTATGGTGTAGCATGGATAGGAAGTGAACGTATCGAATACAATGCTAAAGATTCTGATAATTTGTTGTTTGTACAAAGAGGAACACTAGGAACACCTGCACAAGACCATGATTCAGGTAGTGTAGTAGCAGAAGCTAACAGTCGTATTCCAACATTAGACAGATTTGCACACTACGAAGATAATTTAAGACTGGCTTACAATGATAGTGGTGTAAGCCTTGCTGATCCAGCTGGGGGGATTACCCCAGAACATGCTTTCATTAGAAATGCAGGGCAAGGATCGATATAAATACTACAAATGGAAAAGAGCTATGAGTTTAAACAAAATTGAAACACCACTAGTTGAAATTGAAGGGCATATCAAAATTTGGGATCCTGATTCAGGTGAGGTGCTGGTTCGCAGACGTAATGCTGTGAACTTTGAAAACATGAGCATTGCTATTGCTAATTTGTTAGCCAATAGCAGTGGCAGTACCGGTACTTACGAAATTAGTACTATGCGTTTTGGCAACGGCGGAACTAGTATTGACGGCTTAGGCGCAGTCACATACAAAGCAACCAACACTAACAGTGCAAGTGGAGCACTTTATAACGAAACACACACTCAAGTAGTAGACGATGCTATTACAGCTTCTAGTGACAACCAAGTTTTAGCTAGTCATTCTAGCCCAAGTAACTATAGCGATGTTACAACTACGTGTACACTAGACTATAGTATTCCAGCAGGTCAAGATTTAACAGACACTGCAACTAACATGGATGACACATACGTCTTTGATGAACTAGCTCTCTATACAGCCAACAACGATTTGTTGACTCATGTGATTTTTCACCCAGTGCAAAAAAGCGCAAACAGAAAAATTCAAGTAGTATACACACTAAGGATAAGAAGTTCGTTCTCGGACTTATAATAGGAAAATAAGATGCCATATACAATAGATTATAATGATCCAGGAAAATCACCAATAGTAGTAAATGATGGTACAGTAGATACTAGTACTAGTCTTTCTCTGATAGGTAAAAACTACACAAGATTTGGTGAAATCCTAAACGAAAACCTGCTGTCACTGTTAGAAAATTTTGCTGACGGCACAGCACCAAACAATCCAACTGAAGGACAACTTTGGTACGACACAAGTACAAGTCGTTTAATGCTTTATGATAATGGGCAATGGTATCCAATTGGTGCGCCAGCTGGAACTACACGTATCGAGTATAGACAAAGATTAGATACACTTGGAGTATATCACTGGACAATTGAAACTATTGTGGATGATAACATTGTTAGTATTATTGTAGATGACACAACAGCCTGGATACCAGCACCAACAGAATTTTTAGAAGATGGTGTTACAGCTCTAAGTACTCAGTTTCCAACTATTCAAGCAGGCATCAATATGAATACCACAACTGATTACAAATTTAGAGGTACTGCTACTAGTGCTGAATATGCTGACCTTGCAGAACGTTACGAAGCTGATGAAGCATACGAAGCAGGTACAGTTGTGCGCTTAGGCGGCACACATGAAATTACACAAACTCTACAAACAGGAGATCCAGATGTATTTGGTATTGTTAGTACAGCACCTGGTTTCGAAATGAATGCAGGTGCAGGTACTGATGCTACACATCCATTTGTAGCACTAGCAGGGCGTGTTCCTTGCAAGGTTGTAGGACAAATTACAAAAGGGGATAGACTAGCTTCTAGTGCATATGCAGGAACAGCTAGACGAGCTGATCCTTCAGAATTAGATGATTACAGAAAGATAATTGGTAGAGCTCTTGAATCAAAAGCTACTGACGATCAAGGTATAGTTGAAGTAGTAGTAGGAG